TGTATCACCTAAAAATCTATATAGGCCCATATATGTAGTTTTAGCCTGTTCGGCACTGGAACCAACGCTTTGGAAGCTTGAAATCAATTTAGCTTGTGCCTTTTGGGCTTCCAATGCGGTTCGGCCTAAGCCTGCCATAGCAGTAGTTAATGCGACAACAGAAGCGACAGCGATGGCGGCACCCTTGCCGATACTTTTCATAGTTTCGGACACTTTGCCGGCTTCTTTGCCTTGCTTCTGAATCTTCTCTAACTCTTTACGAACTTCTTCAATTTCTCGTTTAGCTTCGTCCGCTACGGCTTTAATAATAATTTTTAATTCTTCATTCATCCGATTTAACAACCTCCTACTTCTTATATTTCGTGTTATAAGATTGTGCGAATTGTTTAAATCTCAAAGCGGATAATTGTGCTTTTTGTTGCTGAATCTTCTCTTCTTGTTTCTGAATAACATCATCAAATAGGTTGGGATATATATCTTGAATTGGTGGCATAGAATCCTTAGATCCTAATGTAATGCCAACGCCTTTTACGATTAAATTAGCCAATATGTAATCGTAGCTTGCTTTCTCCTGGGCCTCCATGCGTCTAACGCGGCTACGGCTATTGATGAACCGCACAACCTCGCCAGGTGTCATAATCCAAAAGTCCAACTCACTCAATCCATAATCTAATGCGTTATCCAGTAATCTATCTATATATTCTTCTAACGTTTGCGGGGATGGCTGCTCCCCGCTTGTTAGTTTTTTTCATCTTCAATGTGATTGTCTTTTGGAATAATTCCAGAAGCACGATAGATATCTAAAATTACAGGAAGAAAATCAACAGAACTATGTCCCTCTGCCAAATATTCATCAAAAATATCGTAAGCATCGTTCAAAGTAATGCCGTGGTTATATTGCTGTAAAGATGCGTGTAGAACGGCCACCATTACGGTGATAGTAGGCACGGTGTCGCCATTACCAAAGATGCTTAAAGGATTACAACCTAACTGCTTCTCCAAAAGCACAATGCTTCGTGTGTTAAGTCTCAATCTGTAAGACTTATTACCAACTTCAAAATCAATATAATTCATAAAAAAACCTCCATTTTTTTAAAATAGTAGGGTGAGGGTGAGAGGTTATGCCCTCACCCTACCCCCATATGGGTTAGATTAGGCCCAAACCATTTCGGAATTAGGCTTAATAGACAATGTATAAGTCAGTGCGGCATTAACGCCTACACCGTCCAATTTAACGGAACAAGTTCCGCCAAAAGTGCAAGTAGCACCATCGGGAAGTTCAACTCTCCATTCCTGGGAAGTAGTAGTTCCGCTCAAAGTGCTGAACTGTTCCTTCTCATACAGGAACTTAAATGCCAGGGAATCACCGTAGTTCTTAATGCCATCGGTGTAAGTGTGTGCGGCATCGGCCAAAGTAGTGATTTCAATAGCCTCAACATCGCCGCCCAGTTCAGGAATCTCCTGTAAGTTAGTTAAGGCCTTTTCGCCCATAAACAACTGAATACCCTTAGAAATAACTGCCATAGTAATTTACCTCCAATTAGTAATTTTCAAGGGCCAAGCCCTCGTATGTCATAATTTTTTGAATCATCGCACTCTCATTGTCGTATAACTCGCCGGATGCGATGCGTTTCAAGCCCAGGGGCCGCAAAACATCATCAACCTCACGAGCATAACGCTGAATGAGTGCAATATCATTGGCCCAAATCTTAATTTGATATGTCAATCTGCTATATCCAATAGTTGAGCCGTGGTTAGAAACATAATTATTTGTCTCCATATAACTAATACAAGGAATACTCGTATTAGCGGTTAGTGCCATTTCATAATGAGTAGGCAATACAGTTCTCAAAGCACTAACCAGATCGGTGTGAAAATCAATCATTTGTTATTGCCTCCCCTAATATTCTCTTAATTTGTTCTCTATTTTCATTGAGTGCGGGCCGCATGTATGGCCGGGGTGGTTGGCCTGATGTGCTATGCCACTCGCCCTTATCGTCCTGATAACACCAGGGAACATCAGTGCGGCCGCCATTCTCTGCGAATAAGCCAGTGCCGAACTCAATATATGGGGCGTATTCAAGCGGTGTAAATACAACGCCAACGACATCGCCGCCCTCGGTGCTAACCTCGCTCGTAATTGAACGCCGTAGCTCACCAGTGCCTTTTGGTGCTTTTTGCTTCGCTGAACGCTCTACGAGGGCACACGCTTGGCCCATTGCCCTTTTTAAGGTTTCTACATCTACAATCTCGTCTAATCGCTTGGTGATGGCCTCTAAGCCTTCTAAGCGGATATCACTCATAGGGCACTCATAAATACCTGCTTATATCTGCCTTTTGGCTGAACGTATAACACTTTCAATCGCTCGTTTTCATACTGAATGATATATGTATCACTGACATTAGCGTCTTGTGTTAATCCAATATAAGCGGCATTTTTATAGTTAATATTGTCCTGGATGGATTGAGATGTGATGTAAATAGCCATCTTAATAGTGCCATTGGGTGTGGCATCTGCGGCGGGTAGTTGAGGTTGGCCGTATGCGTTCTTCTCTCCAATAGTGAAGTAATCGTATGTGCGAAAATCAGCGGTAATCATTACTTACACCACCTTGATTTTGCGTTTCATATTTAGAATTGCTACGATGTCAGCGGGCCAACCGTCAATAAAGTTCTCACTCACGCCGCTATAACTCTGCGAAGCCAACCCATCTGTGCCGATACGCTGTAAATGAATAACCGCAATGCGAGCGATGATGTAATTTATACATGTATCGGTGCCGGGGAATGTTCTACGGCAGTAGGCTTCAACCTCTTGGCGAGCCATCATGCCGGCTTCGCCAATTTGGAATGTGGTGTAGTTGCTTGCGGCTTCACCCAACAACTCCGTAATTACTTGTAAAAGATTCATATTTTTTACCTCCATTCATTGGGGTAAAGGGGCAAATCAATGCCCCTTATAATTAACCAACGATCTTACAAATCTTAGTAGCATCAACCAATGCTACGATGTAAGCGGCACGCAGATAGATGCTATTGGTGCGAGTGTCAGCATCACGCTCCTGCTCAACCTCAACATCCTTCTTAATGAATAACTTGACAGCATCCTTACTCATAACGTAAGCATTGTCAGCGGCCTTAGATACGATAACAGGCAGGCCTGCGATGGTGCCGATTTGGCCGTTATAAACAACCTCACCCATACGAGCGGCGACATAGTCAGCATCCTTACGAATAGCGGCCTTCTGTGCGGGGGTGATAACAACGAACAAAGCACTCTCGTCCTCAACGTTCAGCTTAGCGATAGCATCAACGATGTTGTCATAAGATACGCCACCCTCCTGGCTCAAAGTAGCCTTAGCTGCCTCAGCATAGAAATCAGCGGCCATCTTGTTAGTCATAACCTGAGTAGCACCCTTAACACCCATATCAACAATGGTGTTATCCTTCATGAAATCCTCGTCAGCATAATCAAAAGCCTGCTGAACCATCTTTACAGTGTAGTCAGTGCCCTTGTAAGAAATAGCACCGCGAGAAGTGTTGCCCTCGCCAACGCCCAACTCCTCAGCTTCGCCAGTGTAAGTATAGACGTTAATAGTTTTAGTCATGCCAGCCTCTTGTGCCAGGCTGTTATCAATAGCCATCAAAGAACGAGTATTAACGGCAGTGGTTAGTAAATCCTGAGCCTTAGCCTCAATAACCTTGTTAGCAAATACAGTGTTAGCCATAGTAAAATACCTCCAAAAAATTAATTAGTTAGTTTAGCGAACAACTCGGGATTGGTTGTCGCTAACTGATTTAGTTCCGCCATTGACATATTTTTGACGGATTCCTTAGTAAGTTCTGCGGTGGAACTGCCGCCATTTCCTTTTGGTGCGTTTCCTGCTAATCTCTTCTCTACCTCAGCACGCACGGCGGCCTTAAATAATTTATCTAATTTGTCAATGTTAGATTGACTTGTTTCAATATCATCAGAAATACTGATAATATCAGCGAACTCAGCAGATAAGCCACGGCTTGACAGCACACTCTTCAACTCGCTCTTGTTTTTTTCAATTTGGAACTGAGCTAACTGCTCGCGTAAGTCAGCGATTTCGGCATCCTTTTCAGCCTTGGCACGTTCATCGCCATCCAACTTGGATAGGGATAACTGCTTCTCATAAGTTTTCTTTTGTTTAGCGAGTGCCTGATTAACACGCTTATCACTCTCGCTTTGAATTAAAGCCAACACTTCTTCCTTTGTGAAAGTGGTTTGAACCTCGTCAGGCTGTCCCTCAGTGTCAGCACCCTCAATAACGTTATTAGTATTTAATTCATCCATAGTAATACCTCCATAAAATGATTGGTTGTTTAATCGCCTAACCCCCCGAACGGCGTGATAATAATGATTGGTTGTTTAATGTCTAACCCCCCGAACGACAATATTCAGTGCCTCCACACTTATATAAAAATCCAAAAGCACAAATGAGCCAGTTTGGCCCAAAGCCGTTATGCCGTTTCTACAACCGGCACAATACAACACCGACAGCGGGGATGTGCGGGAATCGGAACCGCTGCTCCCACTGGATATCGTTTCATATGTAGCTCGCCGCACACTTCACATCTGCGTTCATCAGCATCGGCCCAAATCTCTACCTCTTGGATGCCGGAATCCTCATAACGCTTCTTGGCGGCTTCGGTTTGAATGTGTGCTAATTCAGTTCTAACGAGTGCGTCAGCCCTGCCATAACTCACACCAAATCGCTCTTGTAAAATCTTTTTTAATTCAGTAGTTTTCTTTCCAGTAGCCACACAATGGATAAGGCCCTCATTCAGTTCTGCGGCCAGGCGTTCAGTATTCTCCCAAATGCGTTGGCTCCAACTCTTCCCATCGGCCACCCAAATACTATTTATCATTTGCTGAACCATAGCATTATCAGGTGTGCTGAACGAAGCATCGCCCAACTCTCCAAAAGAATAGTAAATATCAAACCAATTCAACTCAAATTGCTTGGATAACAGAACGATCTGCTTATCACCCAACTTTTGAAGTTCCTTGCGTAAGCGGGCTTGGCCTTGCCAATACTTATCCAACTTGTATAAATCGGCAGGCGTGGGCTCTCGGCCTTCTTCTACTGCGGCTAAAATCTTGTTATACGTTGCCTCAAAATCTGCGATGGTTCTCTCCATCACATCGGCATAGTATTTCTTCATTTGTTTTTCAGTTTGTCTGATGCTCTTATTGGTTAGGCGGGTTTGTGTTGCCGCCATTCTATCGGCCCAATAATTACTCATTCTTCTTCATCTTCCTCGGATTCAGTGCCAGTAGTAGGGGCAGTAAATCCGTATAACTCCATATTTGCGGCCTTCTGTTCTTGTAGTGCTTCCAGTTCCGCATTTACATCAGTGATAAAATCCAACTGGCTCAATAAAGTAGCATCGGACACGGTTCCCTTTAATGTGTTAATCATATTTACAACGCTTGCGACATCTTCGGGCACATTACGCTTGAAATCAATCTGAATGTCTCTGAATACTTGCTCACCCAATTTAAGTGCGGCCATGCCACAAATAATCTCAACACGTCTTTGCAGTGCCTTCTTCATTTCAGCCTCAATCTTGCCGGCACGGGTTTCCATTCCAGTTAAGCGATACTTAATAGCCACACCACTGGATACACCACCAACGAATGTTTCACTTGAAAAATCGGGGCATTGTGCGATGCGATAAATGCTATCGTGAATACGCTTCAAAATGTTTTCAATCTGTGCGTCATTGGTTGCCTTGGTTAGATAAGATGCCTTGGCTCCTTCGGGAACTAACATAACGCGGTTCTCTTTCATTGCGGCGATATCATCGGCATCAGCATCCACGCCTTCTAATACTAAGTAGGCATCGCAGAATGCGGCGAAATCATCTATTTCTGCACTTAATAGCTCGTTCATGCTGTCCTGTAAGGAAATAACACAATCAAATACGCTCTTCTCATCGGGCATATAGAAAATATTTGCGGGGCACTGTCCGAAGTAATGGAACTCTTCACCGATGAAATGTAAGTAGCCATTCATGCCGGACATTGTATAGTGCTTTACATAGAAGCTGTCATACACATCAACGCAGTATGTATCATCATCGCTCCATTGGTTCTGCTTATACATACGAACGAAGTAAAGTAAATCTTCGGTTAGGGAATCGTCAAAGATGCCAAAAGACATCAAGGGGGAAATGAGGCGGAAGCGGGTTTTACTCTCGTTATCCATATACATCAATTCATTAGCCACGCCATAGATAAGTGCGTCTTGTAGTAAATCACTATCCTCGGCCTGGTAATCGTTATAACGTAGGATATTCATAATATCCTCAATGTCGTTATCACTGCGGTAGCTAATACATCCTGGGGTAGCTAAATATCCACAATAACTATCCACAATATTGCGAGAATAGTTAATAACTGATTTATTACATGGTTTAGATGGATCTGAGTAAGATTTATTTAGAATTGCTTGTAAGCCATCATAATAGTTTTTGTATTTCTGTAATTTTGGTTGAACTGAAATATGAAAATGATTAATCATTTTTTGTAGCAGCTCCACCGTTAATTCAGTATTACGATTAATGTAAATCATCTTGGCCCTCCTTATTAGAATAGATTTTTGTCTAATGATTTTAGTTTAGCCTTCGCACATTGTAAGCTATAACGCAGTGCGTCTATATAGTGGTTGAAATCGTCTATTGGCTTATTGATATACTCGCCGGTTTGTTTATCTTTTTGCCAAGAGTAGTTTTCCATTTCAGTGATAATGCCTTCACAATCGGGATGAACTACAATTTCATAATTTTGAAGTTTCTGAATGCCGTGGATAATACTATCCGGGCCCTTTTCAGCCGGCTTTATTTTGATGATGCCGCCCTTCTTAATCTCGGCTATACTTTTCTGTTCTGCTGAATCTGCGATGATAACCGATTTAGCGAAGCCAAGAGATGTAATGATGTTTATCAAGTCCTGGTTAGTGCGGCCGGTGTCGCCCCAGGTTTTGAAAATATAAATCTTTTTAT